CTCACAAATTGTGGAACGCGGTTTTAGCTTAGAAGAAGAACTTGACCGTGCGACCAAAGTTTATCGTATTTGGGATAAAAAGGGGCAAAAAATCATTTACCTTGCCAAAGAGGTTAAGGATAGATTTTTACGTGTTGATGATAACGTGTTAAAAATTGAGGGATTTTATCCGTTCCCGAAGCCTATTTTTGCGACAATGGCAAATGACGGTTTAATCCCTGTTCCCGATTATTCGGAGATTAAATGCCAACTTGACGAGCTTGACGGTATCAATGCACGTATGAAATTAACGCAGCAAGCCTTAAAGGTTGCCGGTGCTTATGACGGCTCATTCCCTGAACTGGCTAATATCTTAGATAAAGACGTTACACTTATACAAGTTTCTGATTTTGATAAGGTTCGCGAAAAAGGCGGGATTGACGGCTTTGTCGGGTTTATGCCTATCGGGCAATATATAGAAGCTCTTAAAGCACTTGCGGAACGCAGAGCGCAGTTGATAGGTGCCATTTATGAGATAACCGGTGTTTCTGACATTATGAGAGGAAATGCCGACCCAAACGAAACCGCAACAGCTGTTACGAAAAAAACAAACTTCGGCACTTTAAGAAATCAAGACCGGCAGAACGATTTTCAACGCTATTTAACTGACGTATTAAAGATAAAAGCCGAGATAATTTGCGAAATGTTTACGCCTGAATTGCTAGCCCAATATGCGGACAGCGAAACCAACCCGCAAATTATTGATGCGGCAATACAGTTATTAAAGAGCGACAAACTCCGCAACCTGACTTTAGGTGTTGAAACCGACACCTCGTTTATGCAGGATGAAGAAGCCGAAAAGACACTGGATGCGGTTAAGACCATCCACGAAATGATAACGGCGGCATTTCAAACGGTATCGGCACAACCTGCTTTGTTGACACTTTATAAAAAGATGATTGAAAGCGTGGTTGTTACCCTGCCTAACACAAGACAATTTACGGCAGTGATTGACGATACATTTAATAGAATAGAACAAGAGCTTGCTCAACCTGACGAGGAACAGCCAAATCCTGATGTTATTCGTGCGCAAGCCGATATGATGAAAGCGCAAGCCGACCAAGTTAAGAACGCTAACGAATATCAGGTTAAGCAACAGGCTAATGCTATTAAAGAACAAGAAGTACAATTAAAGAAACAAGCTGAAGATAACAAGGTGATGATGGCTAACAAAGAAGCCGAAATGCAGTATGCCTTAAAGCAAGAGGAATTGGCACGGCAAGGGCAGACAAATGAAAACATCACCACAGGATATGTCGGGGGCTTTTAATGTTTGAAGATTTTCAGTTGCCGGACGGCACGTATGCTCAAAGCGTTCAAGACGTGGAGAGATACCTAAAAGAAAACGATGCAGCGTTGGCAAGTGATTATAGCGGTGAGTATCTAAATACTCGCCGTTTTTTTAACGAAAAAGCTCGGCGTGATGAAATTCGTGCCGACTTCATTTATAACGTAAAAAAGGAATTATGGTTGAATGACTGATATAAAACAGCAACTTGAAGAGGCTTGGTCTTCCGCAGATACGCAAAGCACCGAACCTCAAGACGTGGCGACAAGTGAAAATAATAACACGGCACCTGCAGAGCCAGTGGAAATTATTAACGCACCGAATAGCTACACAAAAGAGGCTAAAGACTGGTTTAACACGCTTCCTCACGAAAACCAAAAATATTTGGCAGAACGTGAAAAGCAGTTTGAACAAGGATTAAGCCGAGCAAGAAATCAATATGCGTGGGTGGATAAAGCATACAATGACCGCAAGGACAATCTTGTTAAGCAAGGGTTTAATAGTGCGCAAGAGTATTATGATACACTTGTTTCTATTGCTGACAGCTTAGAAAAAGACCCTAATGGAACTATTGCACAGCTTCAGTCCATTTATGGTATTGGCAATGATAACGCTTTACAAAGACAGCTTTCAGAATTGCAACAAAGGGTAACAGAACAGCAAAACTATCTTAAACAGCAAGAAAACAAACGTGCGATGAGCGAGTATGAGGCTTTTGTTAATGCAAAAGACGAAAACGGCAACCCCAAACACGGTTATCTTGAAGATGTTAAGGCTGATATGGTAACCTTATTAAATTCAGGCTTAGCGAAAACGCTTGAAGATGCTTATAATCAAGCAATTTGGCGGGTGGAAACAGTCCGCAATAAGATAATTGAAGAGAAAGCAAAATCAAGCGTGGCACAAGCAACGGCAACCGCCCAAAAGGCAAAAACAGCCGCATTTGAGCCATCAGCTAAAGCCGATGCGACTCCTAAAAAGCGTGGTCTTCGTGAAGAACTTGAACATAATTTTGCTATTTTGGGAGATGAATAATGGCAGGAAACGTAAATTTTAATAACGTATTAGCCACGACACTTGAAAATCGTATGGGTGAGTTGGCTGATAGCGTAACCAAAAACAACGCTCTTTTGTATAGATTAAATGAGCGTGGCAATCGCCGTCCGGTATCAGGCGGCACAAAAATCGTAGAAGAAATCGCATACAATGAATCTGACAAAGTATGGTATTCCGGCTACGATGCAATTAACTTCACAAATCCGCAAGTATTTACCGCTGCAGAGTATGCTTGGAAATTGCTTGCCGCTCCGGTTGGTATTTCCGGTGAAGAATTACTGCAGAACAGCGGTAAAGAACGTGTAATTGATTTGATGGAAGCCAAGATTGAAAACGCAGAAATCACTTTGCGTAATGCAATGAGTGCTGCTCTTTATTCTGACGGCACAGGCTCTTCAGGTAAAGAAATCGGCGGTTTACAGTTACTCGTTGCTGATGACCCGACTTCCGGCACCGTTGGCGGCATTAACCGTGCAACATCCGGCAATGAATTTTGGCGTAACTATGCTTCTGTGAAATCAACCGCTCTTGATAAAGATACTATCTATGCGGCAATGAATGATGCATATTTGTCTTGTTCGCGTGGAACAGATAAACCGGATTTGATTGTTACCGATGACACACTTTATACATTGTATGAGCAATCTCTTGTTCCGCAACAGAGATTTACCGACAGCAAACTTGCTGATGCCGGTTTCCAAAACATCAAATTCAAGGGTGCTGATGTAATCTATGACGGTGGTATCGGTGGATATTGCCCGGCTAAACATATGTATTTCTTGAACACAAAGTATTTGAAACTCCGTCCGCATAAAGACCGTGATTTCAGACTTATTGGTGATAGAAATCGTGTAGCAATCAATCAAGATGCTATTTATGCAATTATCGGCTGGGCTGGTAACTTGACAATGAATAACGCACAACTGCAAGGTGTATTGGTTGACGCTTAGTGAATCGGGGCGGGGTAAAACTCGCCCCTTTTTCTTAGAGAGGTATTAAATGGAAGAATTAGGATATGAGGTTTTTAGCTCTATGCTACAAAACCAAAGAAATGATAATAACGTTTTTGCTAAGTTTCATAAAAAATGGATTAAGACCGGCAACGTTAAAGACAACGGAATGCCGGAGTTTAAAGAAAAACTCTATATTGAGATAAAAATAAAGGGTAATACGGATGTGGTTGACCGTCCGGTTAATGAAACGGATATGATGCGGTTTGCTCGTGAATATGCATTTTTTAAGAACAAAGAAGAAAAGACAAAAGAGGGAACGCCGTTAAATCAGTTTGCATTTTTGACCGTTCCTGAACTGGATGCTTGCGATAACAAGGGTATTTTTACGGTTGAAGATTTGGCGAGTATAACCGAAGAGCAAGCAAAAGATATGAATTTGACCGCTCAAAAAGAGTTGGCGATTAAGTTTTTGCAAATGGCAAAAGATAACAAGGCAATTGCCGAGTTTGAAAATCAAATTAAAAAGCTAAAAGCTGAAAACGAAAAACTAAAGGATGAAATAAAAGCATTAAGGGGGTAAGATGGCAAACATTTTACAAATTGCACAAGATGCGGCGGATATTTGCGCTGTTCAAAGACCGACAAACTTGTTTAACAGTTCTATCCAAAACGACCAACTGTTTGCTAGTGTGGTAAAATCCACGCTATCAAGTTTGATGCGACACGCTGAATGGCAAGCAATCACCCGCGAGGGTGTGTTATATACAAGCG